CTTGCGCGGCAGGGTCGATGGTGGTGAGAACGGACAGCAGTTCGCTGCCTTTTGCGTTGGGAAACATAGTTTTCTCCTAAGGTTGGGGGCTGCTTAGCGCGCGCCCAGTTGGATGAAGGGCGACATCGTTGCGCTGCCTTTGGCAGGCGTGATGGGGCTGTTGAGCTTGGACTGGCCGTCCATGCGGAAGGTCGTGCGAAACGCTGTCAAGTCCGCATCGAAGTACAGGTGCATCGATGTGGCGGTCTGCATGCCACCCGCCTTGGTGATGGTCTGGTAGTACTTGAGGTCCACCAGCAAGATGTCGCCTTGGGCCGAGAAGGTGTTGGCGTGTTGAGACACAAACACAGGGCGGCCCAGCAACGTACCGTAGGGCGAGACCTGCAAACCACCGACGGGCAGACCCGTGGGGATGTAGATCGGGTAGTTGCCCAGCGTCAGCGTGAAGAGTGCGGGCAGCACATCGTTGTTCACGATCCAGACGGCATTGGCAAAGCTGCCCGAGGGCAAGCGCGCAATCATCTTGGCCAGGTTCTGAGGCACCAGCGTTTGCGTTGCTTGACCAGACTCCTTGGTCACTGTGACCGTCGCACCAGAGCTGAGCGCTCCAACTGGAACACCGTTGCCAGCACCAAAGAGGATGGACTCATTGGTTTTCCAGCGAATGGACAATGCGACTTTTTCGGGCAGGTAGGTGGTCAGCGCATTGGCGTCGTCCAGCAGTTCGTCAGTGGTGGGTACCAGCGCCATCAGCTTTTTCAGGCGCAACGTGGCCAGGCCCAGCACCGGCTTGGATGCCACAGCCGAGGCCGCTTCACCCTGCCAATAGGCGCGGATACCGTTGGTGCCCCAAGGCGTAGTTTCGTCCTTGGGGAATGCCATGCTGTTGCCGCTAATCTCGACGTTATCGGTCATGGGCAGCAAAGAGTCCTCGCCCAAAGAGAGTTTGAAGATTTGCTGAGAGAACTGAGGCGGCACCAAAAAGCCGCCGTCTTGGCCCGAAGCCTCGTTGGCAAAGGTGCCGGGCGCTGCTGCACCACGGCCACCACCAATCAGCAAACGATCATCGAGAGACTTACCGGGCTTTTCTGCCTGGTAGACCGCCTGCATGAACTCGCCCGCAGTGCGAAAGCCGTGCATGGGGTCGGCCTCGCGGTTGTCAGTGACAGTGATAAATGCGCCAGCGCTTGATGGGGCTTGTGCCATTTGCGCTTCTTCCGCAATCAGGCTTGCCTCACGGTCGATGGCGTTACTGGCAGCCTCAATACGGGTCTTGAGCGCATCGAAGGCCGTAGCCTCTTCATCATTCAGATCGCGGTTATCGGATGCGGCGCGGTCAGTGAGCGCGCGCGCTTCTTTGACCAGGGTAGATTTGCGAGCCTGCAGCTCGCGCAATTGCTTACTCATTTGGGGTTCTCCAAAATCAATGGACGTAAAAAAACCACCGGGTCTCAATTGACGAGGTGGTTGCTTGGGGTGCGGCCAACGGGCCGCTTCACTTTGCTGGCAGCCCTCTACGGAGTGCTGCCCGAAAAAATATTCACATCAAGGCCAGCGAATTCCTCGCCTGGTTGAGCCGTGATGCATTGGGTTTGATTTGCGTTCGCGCATCGCGGCGCATCTTTTTGACGACATCGTCAAAGGTGGCTATGCCGTCGACCATGCTGCTAGCAAGTGCCGCGTCGGCTCCTAGAACTCGGCCCTGACCCATGCCATCTCGCACCTGAGAGATGGGTACACCTCTGCCCTTGGCCACAGCTTTGGTGAACGCGGCGTAATAGTCATCAACGCGGGACTGCATAAAGCCCTGGGCTTCTTCGTCCAAAGGTGCATATGGATTGCCCTCAACCTTGAACTTTCCCGCCGAGATGAGCGTAGTTTTGACACCGGCCTCGTCCATGGCCTTGCTGTAGTCCTGGTGCGCTTGCCACACCCCGATGGACCCCACTTCGCCGCCGGGTGTGACATAAAACTCAGATGCTGAGCAACCAATCCAGTAGGCTGCCGAAGCGGCAAGGCTGTTAGCGATGGCCACGACAGGCTTTTTGGCGCGGGCGCTGACAATCTCATCGGCCAGTTCCGCGACACCGTAAACACTGCCGCCGGGGCTGTCGATGTCGATCAGGATTTGAGAGACCGTCTCATCTTGGAGAGCAGCGCGCAACATGTTTGAAAACTGCTGAGTGCTGGCAGTACCAGGACCGGATACATCGTCCACCATGTTGCCGCGCTGCGTCACGATGCCGTAAAGCGGAAGCACCGCAATGCCGCCACCAGAGTTGGACACGCTGGATTGGCGACGTGCATCTCTTGCGTTTCTGTCGGCTGCAATATTGCGCATCACCTCATCGCTTGCGCGGGCATCCCCCGACCAGCGTGCGATGACAGCAGTGACTGCGTTCAGCCGTTCGGGCATCAATGCCCAGGGAGTTGCCAAATATTCGGCAACCAGTAATTGATGGTTCATGGTGTCATCCCCAGTGATTTAAGTGATTGGCACAGATGCGGTTCATCCATGGATACGCTGTCCTGCGCCCAGACACTCACCCGGTCCACTGGCACAGCCAGGGATTGCGCAATCAGTGCCAGATCTTTCTCGTCGACCCGACCGGCCCGAGCGATGCGCCTGGCCCAGCGCTCGGCACTTGAATCGATCAGTGCACGCAAGCGGGCAGCGGCTTCATCGGAGGGCACCGTTGCTTCTTCCACCGGGTCCTCCGCTTGTTCGGTATCAAGCGCCACATCCTCTGCTGTGCTTTCCTCGACCATATTGAGCGGGCGAAGTGGTTCGTCCAAGCCATCAAGCGGGTTGAGGTTCTCTGCAATGCGTGCTTCATTGCGTGTGAGCCAGCCGTTCTGAATACCGCTTTGGTAATACGATGCACGGCTTGCAGCATCGCCGCGCATCAGGTTGGCGAAATCAAATTCGATCTCGATGTCGTCACCTTCGAGAAGCAACTCGGACTCGATGCTTGCTTCCCAGCGCTCAGCCCAGGGCGTCATGGTGTGCATGACAAACTCAAGACTTTGTTGCTCAATGTTGGAAAATGTCGCCCGGTCCAAATCGCCAATCATGTGAGGTGGCACTCGAAACAGCCTGGCCACATCAGTGATCTGAAACTTGCGCAGTTCCAGGAACTGGGCATCCTTGTTCGTAACACCCACTTCGTGAAACTTCATCCCGTTTTCAAGCACCAGGACCTTGCCCCGGTTGGCCCCGGATTGCGCCTGTTGGTAGGACTCACGAAACACCTTCTTGGCCTCGGAGTCCTTGAAGGAGCCCGGAAACTCAATCCAGCCGCCGGTAGGCTTGGCGTCGTTGGCAAAGAAACGCGCGCCGTAGTCTTGGGCGGCTAGTGCCATTCCGAGGTTTTCTCTGGCAAGTTCGATCGGACTCATGCCAAGCAAGCCGTCGGAGGATAGGCCGCGCAAATGCCAAACCTCTCCGCGCGGCAAGATTGACTCATTGCCAAACCGGTCTGTAAACCGGTAACGGTATTCGCCAGAGGGCAGCAACTCCAACCGGATGCGGTCCGGATGAAGAGGCATCAACTCCACCACCTCGCCTTTGGCGTTGGTGATGATCTGGTTGTAGGCGTTGCCGCGCAGTGCGAGATGGCCTTGCAGCATCTCACGCCATTCAAACGGGTTTTGAAAGCGGTTGGGCCGTTTGGCAAGTAAACGGTAAAGCCAGTGGTCGGTGACCTTGTCTTTGCCACCGTCGGCACGGCGTTGGTAGATGACCAGCGGAAGCGAAGCCATGGACTCCGACAAGACCCGAACGCAGGCATAGACCGCTGCAAGGCGAAGCGCGCTGTCGGGTGAGACGCGCATGCCACTGCCAGTGCGAGCAGAGACAGGCTCAAAAAAGAAGTCTCCCCATGGCGAGCGATCTCCACCGGAGGCGCTCGGGCCACGGAGCCGATCAATGAAGCTTAAAAATCCCATCAGTTCAGAGCAACATCAACTCGTAGTCGGATCCCAGCACCACCGAGTCGCCCGGTTTGATCGCGCGCGACAGCGCCATGATCAGTGCAACGATGCCGTCGATCTTGTTTTCTGCTCGCTCCTTGCGTGGGTAAATGTTGTCTTTGGCGTCCAGGTGGGCCACCACGTTGCTGACCATCCAGCCCAGCACCGGGTCTCCGTCGTGAACCAATTTCTTTTGAAGCACCAGGGCTTCGAGCGTCTTCATCGGCTCTGAAAAGTTCAGCACTGTGGGACGCACTTCAATCATGGGCAGGCCCTCACTCATCATTCGGGTCGAGAGTTGAGTCGCCTGAAAAGGATCAAAAGCTACTGCCTGCACCGCAAATCGCGAGGACAGATCATTCAGGTCCGCTTCGATCCAACTGAAATCAATCACATTGCCCGGCGTCACCGTTAGCCGTCCGGTGTGCATCCAACCGGGGTACTGACTGTTGCCGTTGGCGTTGACCGTGTCCTCGGGCAGGTAGTACTTGCCAAAGACGGCGAACGCATCGGCGATCTCAGGATGGGCAAACACAATCACCAAGGCGGCAATGTCTGTCTTGCTGGCCAGGTCCAGGCCCACCCAGCAGGGCTGACCCACAAAGGACTCGATGTCCAGGTCCTGATCAGCACACGCGTCCCAAGAGCGCATGTCCATCCATGCGGTGTCGGCATTGACCCACTCGTTCAAGTGTTTGGTCTTGAAGTTGTTCATCGCACTGGGCAACTGCATGGCCTTGGCCTGCAGCGGTCCCAAAATTTCTGGGCGCACAGAAATACCCCAATTGGGGTTCGCCTTGATCAGCGAGTCTTCGCTTGTCCAGTCGTCCCCGTCGTCCAGCCCGTAGACGATGCCAAACTGGCTGTCGTCCTCGAACACGCCATCGAGCAGCCGAGTCACAAAGGTTCGCACCTCGTAGCAAATGCCTGAGCGGTTGCTGCCTGCAGTGGTGATCACCCACAAGAGCGAGTTGTCTCGCTTACCGGTACCGGTCTCCACCACGTCATAGACAGTGCGGGTCTTGTGGGCGTGCAACTCGTCAATGCAGCCAAAGTGAATGTTCAGGCCGTCGAGCGTTGAACCCTCGGCTGACAGCGCTTCAAACTTGGAGCCGGTCTGCAGCACGTTCATGTTGTGCGCACCGACGTTGACAGAAAACCGGCTGCGAAAGCCCTGTGACCTGCGCGCCATGGTCTGCGCATCCCCAAACACGATGCGCGCCTGGTCGCGGGTTGTGGCAAGGGAATAAACCTCCGCACCACCTTCGCCATCAGCGGCCAGCATGTACAGAGCAAGCGCAGACGACAGGGTCGACTTGGCGTTGCCGCGTGGCACTTCGATGTACGAGCGCCGAAAGCGGCGATTGCCGTCGGGCTTGACCCAGCCGAACACGGTGGTCAGGATGAACACCTGCCAGGGTTCCAACTTGATCGTCGCGCCTGCCAGCGGTCCTTTGACGTGGGGCAAGCGCTCAATGAAGGCGCACAGGTTGTCGGCGGGGTGAAATGCCCGACCATCCTTGGTTGTGAGCTTCGGGTTGAAGCGATAAGGGCTGTCTTTGCCTTTGAACCGGTTCAGGTCTGCCAGTTGGCGTTCGCACGCGCGCTGGACCCACTTGCAGGTCAGGATTTTCCCGGCAACAACGTCTTTGGCGTACTGCCGGGCGATGGCTGCATAGTCAAGTTTGGTCATCGACATCAACCCGCAATATCGGCCCAAGGGTCGTTATCCCGTGGGGCGTCACTGGGTGCCGAAATCCGTGAACGTGCCGCAGGGGTGAAGCCCATCTCGGTCTCGTAGGCCTTCATCTCCATGGCCAGTTCGCGAATCACGTCCATCAGTGGCGAGCGACGCAAGATGCCGCTTGGTGTCTTGATGATCATCCCCGAGACACCGGCGCGATTGATCTTGGCCAGCGCCTCGCGGTACAGGCCAGAGCAGTTCGCCCAGCGTTCCAGCACTGCGCCATCCAGCGCGGATAAGAGACCGGGCGGCGAATTCGCCACCGCGTAGTTCCACGCCTCCTTGGCCGCGTCGCTCATGTATTCGGGCGGCGTGCAGAGTGCCGTAGTCGGCCGGGGCTCGTGGGGGTTGGTCCGGCATTTCTGCACGGTGCCTTTAATCTGTTTGATTGCCAGCGGAAGCGGCTTACGACCAGCCATGGGGGTGGGCTCAATTCTTCAAAAAAATGTTTTCAATTTGCACGCGCAAAAATCTGTGCAGGCGCACGCATCTCTGGCCGCCGTCTGTAGAGATTCAGACCCCCTACCCCCCTACGGAAGGGTGGTCAGCGCCGACCTGCGGTCTCGCGTGCCGTCTTTCGGTTGTGACAAGAGACGCACAGCGCCTGCAGGTTGGCCGTGTCAAAGCGAGCACCGCCGTCCTTGAGCGGGGTGACGTGGTCAGCCACGACGGCTGTCACCACACGACCACGCTGCTCACACGCGCCGCACACCGGGTGCTGACGCAAGAACGCGGCACGCACCGCGCGCCACTGGGCTGATTGATAAAACCCCAGCTCCGCATCGAAGCTGCGCCGGGCACGACCGTAGTCACGGTGCACCGCTTTGCGATGGGTATCGCAATAGCCGGGCCTTGCCAACACAGCACCACAACCGGGGTGTCTGCAAGGGGTTGGCGCTGACAGTGGCATGAAGTCGACAGTCTTAAAAATGTTCGCAACTATTTACGGGACTTGTGGGTTCAGGACTTGGCTTTACTTGTGTTCAGAGCGTTCATACGAACACCAGCAACAACCCAAAGGAAACAAGCCATGTCCTACACCAGCAACGAATTCACGGTCGACGAAGTCGGCTTCATCCAGATCGCATTGACCAAGGTCCTAGCAGCGGTTGCTCGCGGAGAGCTAGACCTCAACCGACTGGCCCGCGAAGAGATCGCATCACGCGGGTTGAACGACCAAGGCAACTGGATCGGCTTTGACGCCGCCAAGAAGCACCACAACGTTTAAGAGGCCGCACCATGAGCAACAGCACCCGAGACCAGCAACTCCAGCAAATCGCGCTGGACCACTTGTTTATCGCAACCCTTGAGACCCGCAGCAGCGACAGCCTCGACTTCCATGACGTGAGCGTCTGGGCCATCAAGACCGCCTTACAAGCCGCGTTTGAAGCAGGCCGCAACGCCGCTGCCAACCCTTCACAAACACAACCCAATCAGTAACCAGGAGATCGACATGACCACACCAGCCACAGCGCAACTGAGCGCATCGCAGCAACAGATCCTTAACCACGCCGCCGTCAACACGGATGGCAAACTGGTCTGGTTTCCCGAGACCCTCAAAGGCGGTGCCAGAAAGAAAGTTCTCGATAGCCTCTTCAACCGGGCGTTGATCACGACCGACGGCACACATTGGTTCGTAGCCGCTGAGGGCTACGAAGCACTGGGTATGCCGCGTCGAGCGCCCATCACGATGGTGGCTCTGGACGCAGTGATTGAGTCTGCTGAAGCTGGTCTTAAAGCCAAGCCACGCACGCGTGACAACAGCAAGCAAGCCCAGGTGATTGCGATGCTCAAACGAGCCGAGGGCGCAACGATCACGCAAATCTGCGAGGCCACCGGATGGCAATCCCATACGGTGCGCGGCACCTTTGCCGGAGCCTTTAAAAAGAAACTCCGACTGGAGATTACCTCCAGCAAGCCCGAAGGCAGCGAGCGGTCTTACCGCATCACCACGAATTGAGACCAACCATGACATCCATGACCATCACCATTGAACGTACGCCTCGCACCCTGCAATTTGAGGGCAATGCCATTGAGGTTGAGGAGTTGAACGTTCGCCTGCCATTTGCCCGCAAACCTGCCAACCTCAGCGAGGTGGGCGGCGAAGGCAACTACAAAGTGTTTGTGACCGAGACCCGGGAGATGACCCCAGCGGAGTTTGATGTCTTTGCCAGTCAACTGCTCAAGTCACGCGACTGGCTCAATGGCAAGGGCGGCTACCTTGCGGACGGCAGGCTTTGCGTTGAGGTCCGTGCCACCGGCAGACCCACTTTGTACGTCGACCCCTCCGGCGGAGATTACGGGAGGTACGTTGCCCGTCTGGGTTAAAGCGTTGAAGGCCACTCCGTCGTTTTGACGGGTGGCTTGCTTGCCACTGAAGTCCTGCCAGCGCTTTACGATCACATCCACGTACTTGGGATCGAGCTCAATGAGCCGGGCACGACGGCCAGACTTTTCACAGGCGATCAGGGTGGTGCCAGAACCACCGAATGGGTCCAGCACGATGTCTCGTGTTTTGCTGCTGTTGCGCACCGCACGCTCCATCAACTCCACCGGCTTCATGGTCGGGTGCAAATCGTTCTTGTGTGGCTTCTTGATGTGCCACACATCACCCTGGTCGCGAGCACCGCACCAGTAGTGCTGGGCACCGTCTTTCCAACCGTAGAGGATGGGCTCGTACTGGCGCTGATAATCCGCGCGGCCCATGGTGAAGGTGTTCTTGGCCCAGATGATGAAGGTAGACCATTTGCCCCCTGCGGCGCGAAACGCAGCCTGCAAGGTATCGAGTTCGGATGAACTCATGGCGATGTAAACCGCACCCTTGGTGACGTCCAGGATGTTCTGGCATGCCGACTGCAAGAACGCTCCAAAGTCAGCGCCCATGTTGTCGTTCAGGATGGGACGGTCCTTGCCGCGCATCTTGTCCTTGGCCGTATTGGCGTAGTTGACGTTGTAGGGCGGATCGGTGGCAGTCATGTCCACCAGTTCATCGCCCAGTAGCGCCTTGTAATCTTCTGCCTTGGTGGCGTCGCCACAAAGTAGCTTGTGCTCGCCAAGGACCCAGATGTCGCCGGTTTGGGAGACGGCTGTCTCGGCCACCTCGGGTGCCTGGTCTTCGTCGGTCAGGCCATCGTTGCTGGGATCGCCCGCGATGAGCTTGTCCCACTCTTCGGCGGTAAAACCGGTAAGACCCAGATCAAAGCCAGCTGCCTTCAACTCGGCCAGTTCAAGGCCCAAAAGGTCATCATCCCAGGACGCGTTCTCGCCAATCTTGTTGTCGGCCAGGATCAGTGCCTTGCGCTGGATCTCGGTCAGGTGTTCCATTGCTACGACGGGCACCTCGGACATGCCGAGCTTGCGGGCGGCAAGCAGCCTGCCGTGACCTGCGATGACGTTGTTTTGCCCGTCCACCAGGATGGGTGCACCCCAGCCAAACTCGGTGATGCTGGCTGCGATCTGTGCCACATGGGCGTCCGAGTGCAGCTTGGCATTTCGGGCGTAAGGGATCAGGGACTCAATCGGCCGGTATTGGATTTTGATGTTGGGCTTCATGCTGCTTCGGAAACGAAAAAGCCCGCGAGAGACATACTCGTCGCGGGCTGTTGAATGGGGGTGGCTGCAAGACACATCTCTCGCAACCGTAGACAAAATGTAAGCGAAATTCCGGTAAAACGCGACACGCTCAAATCCGCGTTTTCTCCGCAACAGCCAGCAGGAGCACGCATCATTTGTATCTGGCACGCAACTACCTGCAACTACCTCACCAAACTTCCCCGCACCAGGTTGCTGGCCACGATGTACATGGCAATTTCCCAGCGGCGCTGCGCAGTGCGTGGTGCACAGCCGAAGCGTTTGCCGATGTCGTACCAGCGGTAACGTGCCGCCCGCATCCACACCAGGTGGCGCTGCTCCACCTCAAGCCACTGGACCCAGCCCATGACCTCGAGCATGCAGTCCACCTCGGCCGGGGTGGGTGGAAACCGGTAGATCGGGGCATCGTCACTGGCCATGCGCTCGTAATCGGTTCGCACAATGGTGGGCCAGACGTTAAAGTGGCCCTGCACCCGAACTGGCGGGAGTTTGTGGGCCGTGCGTGAGGCCTGGATGAAATAGTCGGCGACGTCGTCCGCCGACCAGCCGCCTCGTGGAGTTGGTATGGACATCTCACACCTCCTGCGTGTCAATGGCCCAATGCAAGAGCGCCAGCGCATCGGCCTCGTTGTCATCGGTGACCGGGTGGCCCAGCAGGCGCATGGCTGCAATCACTTCGCCCTTGCCCGCATTGCCTTTACCGGTGGCGTGCTTTTTGATCGTGCCCACTGGCACGCCCTGATAAGCGATGTTGTGGTGCTCGCACCAGGTGGTAAGCGTGGCCATCAGGCCGCCGTAGACGTGGGCGGCATCCACCCCTGCATGGCGACGCACTTCCTCGAAGTACACAGCGTGGATGTCGGTGGCCAGCGCTTTGATCTCGGTGAGCCAGCGTTTAAAGCGCAGGTAACGCATACCGCCGCCTTCAAACCGCTGGGGCTTGAAGCTGGCAAAGCCATGCGCGATCTGGCCGTCTTTGGACCGAAGTGCCCAACCGGTTGTTGTCCCCAGATCAATGGCCAGAACCACCACCCGGTTTCCCGGCAACGGTGTATCGACCGATGAAACACTCCGACGTAGGTCAGAGGGCACCACAGGTCCCTCTCCTACGTAGTAGGAGGGGAGTTTTCTCCAACTGGATTTTTCAGGAAAACCCAGCATCCATGCGGGTTTGCGGCCAGTTGGCAAGTTGGCAGCGTTGCCAACTGCCAACTTTGCCAACTTAGGCGTAAGTGGTTGATTTATATGGGAATGAAGTTGGCAAGGGTCTGCCAACTGAATCCAGTTGGCAAAAAGTGGGGTCCAGTTGGCAAAACTTTTGCCAACTTGTTTGCGTAAACTCTTGCGGGCTCCTGCGTACTCCTGCGGGTCCATGCCAGCCGTTGCTAACGGATAGCCATTGAGGGTGTTTGCAGGTTGGTGCGAGTCAATGCGGGCGTATGACAACGCTGCACTTGTGCGGGTTCTATCTTGGCAAATCGTGTTCATTCTTGCTCCTGCGGGTCGTTGCTAATTTCTTGGTATACCCACACATCCGGGTTTTCGACGGGCATCGCGGCCCCGGATTGCGGGCATTTGTAGTGGGTTGGAAGCACCCCGAGCGCGCGCAGCGGCAGCTCGCCGGTGTCTGGATCGGGCTCGCCTGTGTGCGTGTTCAGGACCATGCCCTCGACGCACAGGTAGCCAAACTTGGAGCGCCCAATCGAGGGCAGTCCGTAGTCCGTGCTGTTGCGGAAAAACTTGATGTAGCCCTGTGTCGATAGGGCTGAGATCCGCTCCCGTATCGTGCGCTCGCCGCCCAGACCGGCCTTGCCCTCAAAGGACTCGGCCAGTTGGTTGGCGGTGTAGCAGCGCCCCTGCGCCGCCTCCTCAAAGAGGATCTGCAGAATGGCATCACGCTTTCGCCTGCGCTCGGCATCGAGCCGTTCGCCGTACTCCTTGAGTACCAGCCTGTCGTTCACGTCGACCTCGTGCCACTGGCCGTCCATCTTGTCGACGAACTTGGTCTCAATGGCCGGGCCGTTGCGCAGCTCGTAGATCAGGTGGCGGGTGCTTTGCGCCTCATCGGGGCGAAACAGCAGCATCCCGGACGAGTAGTAGCCGCGCAGGCTGCCTGCACCTGCCAGAGCCTGAAACGGGTCTTCTTCAAACTGGCGTTTTCCAAGCTTCTTGGTGTGGTGTGCCAGGATCACGCCCGCCTCGGGGTTCACCGCCTGGCGAATGCGCTCCACGCGCTGCGACAAGAAGTACAGCATCGCGCCGTTGTCGTTCTCGCCGCCTGCATCGCCCCCATCAAAGACGTTTCGAATCGGGTCGATCACGATGATGTCGGGTGTGAGGCCATTGAAGGCAGCCACCATGGCCGGGATGACCTGCGCCAGCCCGTCGTCGTCCAGAATCAGGCGCAGCTGCGGCGTGGCCATGAAATTGGTGCGCGCCAGATGCAAGTGTTCTGGCGAGAGGCGAATGCCTTTCACCCGCTCGCGCAGGTAGTGGTACTGGACCTCGGCTTGCAAATAAAACACCCGCAGTGGCCGGGGCGGCCTCATCCCCAAAAACGAGGCACCGGCGGCCATGTGGGTGAGCCAGGCCAGCAGGAAATCGCTTTTGCCGACCTTGGGAGCGCCGCCAAACACCAGCAGGCCGCCCGGTGTCAGCACGCGCGGCTCAATCAAATCTTCGGGCAGTGGCGAGTCATCATCAAGCAATGCGCCGAGCGTGAAGGCTGGCACCATGGGCGCAGCAGCTTTGATCACCCGGCGCTCGGCCTGCGCGATGAAGGCGGCGAAATCAAAACCTTCCAGCACCGCATCGGCGGCGTCCCACTTGAGCGGCTTGTCAGCTGGCGGCACGAGGATGGACACCGACTGGCAGCCCACGGCTGCGCACGCGCGTGCAGCGCCCTCAGCGTAGTCCCAGCCCGGCGCGTCGCGGTCCGGCCAGATCAGCACATCTTTGTTCTTGAGCGCGGACCAGTCGGTCTTGTCCACCGGTGCTTTGGCCCCGTTCATGGCAGTGGTGGCCACGATGCCAACGCCAATCAAAGCGTCGGCGCACTTTTCACCTTCGACCAGGATCACGGTGCGGGCCGTCTGCAACGCTGGCAGGTTGTAAAGCGGGCGTGGATCGGGGGCACGCCACATCCGCGCGCGCACATCCCACGGCCTGAACTCCTTGCCCGATGGCGGGTCGTAGCGGTAGACGCAGGCAATCAGCTCGCCATCGAGCCCGACGTAGTCCCACTTGGCAGTGTAGGGACCGAGTTCATCCATCGGGACCGTTCGCATGTCGCGTCTGGCCCCATGGTCCACGGGCGGGGCAAAGCCAAGCCACTGCCGGACTTCATCGGCGATGCGCGGAAAGTCCTGCTGCGTCGATAAACCCCGTGACTTGGCCCAGGCTGCTATCAGATCGCCGCCATCGTCATCGGCGAAATCCTTCCACAGCCCGCGCCGGGGACCATCCAGCTCGACAACCAGGCTCTTGCCCGGTGCGCCATCAATGTCGCCCACATAAAACTTGTTGCCGCGAATGCGGCCACTGGGAAACAGGTACAGCAGCACCGACTCGAGCCGGTCCAGCAGACCATCCCGCAGCGCCTGCGTGTCAGCCGCTGTTTCCAGCCTTTGTTCGGGGGCGTTGTTGTAGTCCAGCCAGACGATGTTGCCAGCCGTCATTGAGTCCCCCAGCAGCGGTCCTGCCACGCGCAGAACTTGCACTCCATGTGGGTAGGTGTGGTGGCAAAGCGCGGCAAGACCTCGCTTGCGCTGGTGGCGGTGATCACGCGCACGGCGCGGTCCGACATGCGCTGCGCCAGCCCTCCGTCAAAGGGCAGCAACTCGAACCAGATTTCCTGGGTGTCTTTGTTGATGGCCGTAAAAAGCGCCGGGTTCGTGGAGATGCCCGGTATGCTGGCCTCCATGTAGGCCTGATACACCGCAACCTGCGCTGCATAGACAGGCTTGGACTTAGCCACCCCGTGTTTGACGGTGTCGCGCCAGGATTTGTCGTTCATGGTCTTGAACTCCCACAGCGCCGGGTAGCTCACGCCCAGATCGGCAGGTCCGGTATTCAGGATCCCGTCGACGTGGCCCCGGATACGTCCACCTGCCACGGAAAAGCCGAACTGACCGCCCTGGACTTTGCGCGTGTACAGGTCAAACCCAGCCATGCGCAACCAGCGGATGGCCAGGTCTTCCAGCGTGTGGCCTACCTCAAAGATGCGCAGCAAGCGGCCGGAGAAATCACGGCCGTCGTCCACTGGTGTGTGCGTGTACTCATATTGCAGCGCGCGCTCGCACGAGACGCCCAAGCGCGATGCCCCCAGGTAGTCGCGTGGTGTTTGGCCATCGCGCTCGCGAGTTAAAGCTGCATCAATGAGCTGGCTGATCTGTTCCTGAATTTTGGGGCGGGCATTGAAGTCAAGCATCACACACGACCCTTCTGCAAGCTCAGGCGCTCTTGCAAAAACGCCCGGTCGCGCGCAGCCATGCGTTCGTGTTCAGCCGTCATCTGGCCTTGGTAAGCCGTCACCACGACGTCAATCAGTGTCAGCACCTCAATGCGGCTGTAACTGGCCAGCGGGCGATCCATGCCGATTGAGCCTACGAACTCGCCCAGTGGCTGCAGGCACGCGCACATGGCCGTTGTTTCCATTTCACTTGGATCAATCATTTGTCCCTCCGTTTTATTCATGAGTGTTGAGAAGGCGTTTTGGCAGCGGCGCGAGCAAAACACCCATTGGTCTGAGTAGCGAGCGGGGTCGCTGCGTTTGAGGCTGGGGTTAAACCAGCCGTAGCCTTTGGCCTGGCGGGCACAGACGGCGCACTTCAAGCCGCCTCCAAAACTTGGGAGTGACTGCTGTGATGCGCGTCATTGGCAGCGGTGACCAGGCGCTGAATCTCTTTGCGGTTGAACTGAAACGACAACAATGCAGAGGCTTGGTAGCGGGTCAAGCCGAAATCTGTCCGCATCGCCTCTGGCAGGTAGACCAGTTGCTTGACCGTGGGCGGCTCGTTGAGCCAGCGCCGGGTCTTGTGCGCCGAGTCGGCCGACTCGTGGTCGTTGAGC